ACGATGGATAAACTATTGAGAAAGCTAGGATTAAAGGATGACTACGGCTACTGTGACCCAAGTATTGTCGGGTTCATTGTAATCTGGTCTGCGTTCGGCTACATATTTTATGCAGCCGTTGTAGGTATCATAGAGAGGATAATGGGATGAAAGAGTTTGCCCTAGTCATAAGTATGTGGGGTCATACAGGTGTGGAGTGGGAGTTTATCGGCAACCAATCCATTATGAAAGAGACCCTATCACAAGAACAATGTGAGTTTATATCGCATGAAGAGATGTGGAATCACGAGAACCAGAACAAGTATTACAAGATACTTATTCAATGCTATCCAACGGATTGTGTAGGTAAAAAGGAGTGTACAGATGAATAGATTTTTGATTGAGGATGACGTAGCTAAAATAGCCAAGTCATTATGTGACCAACACATTGTGAAGATGCCATTAGAAGAAGCACAGATGCTATGCACAGCCATCTGGCATCATGCACCTGAGTTTGCAGAAGGGCATCAGTTGTACAAGCCTGTGCATCAGAAGCACCCATGCACTTTGTGGGCAATGGAGACTAGGGCAAACTTTGTGTATGCATTTAACCTGTACACAGCAATGCTCTGCGAGTACCATCACAGGTATGGCAAGTGGCATGGTGCAGGTAATCCTAGTACAACTAACAAGGATGCAAGGCCGCAGCATCTGATTGCTGCCCGTCACCTAATACCTGACGGACAACTTACACCACATCCACAATGTTTTAGTGGTTTAGACCACCTGAAGACAGATGAGTTGTGGCCTATTGAAGCGTATCGTGCATTCTACACAGTTGACAAGATGAAGTTTGCAAGGTATAACAAAGGACGTAGTATGCCACAGTGGATGGCAAGCTAGTCTATATAACACACTATCAGTTGACATTTAACAAACAGAAGGAGATATGATATGCCGTTTGATATTCCAATGCAGGACATGATTCCTGAAAACCTTGACTTTGAAGTAATGTTTGAGCCTACAAAGGTAAAGGACAAAAAGTATGTAATTAATGGGTACACTGGTGAGTACATTGGTGTCGTAGGTGACACATTCAACTGTGCATCACATACAGAGTTCTTTGAGGGTGTACACAACACTGTCACTGAGAACTTGGGTGAGGAGCAATGCGACAGTATGAACATGAAGTGGCGTACTGCCAGACAGAATGCATGGGCTATGCTTGACATGACCCTGCCTAATGTGACTGCTCGTATTGAAACAGACAAGCACAGCACGACTATTGCACAGCGTATCATTGCTTTGCATGGTGTTGATGGTAGCTGTTCTAACCAGACATTCTTTGGTGCTATTGATTTCTTTTGTAGCAATGGGATGGTACGTGGTGAGCATGACAAGATACGCAGGAAGAACACTGCTAACTTTACTATGGACAGGTTCATCCGGGATTTGCGTGAGTCCACGCAGTCATTCTATGCACAGTCAGAGCGTCTGCAAGGCTGGGCTAACAAGCCCCTATACAGAGGTGATGTCAAGGCTATGCTTGATACCCTGCTGAAGTCTGACCGCATGGCAGAGAAGATGTTTGGGTTATACAATCAAGAGGCGAGTGTCCGTGGGCAGAATGTCTGGGCATTGTACTCTGCCTTTACTAACTATGCCAGCTACGCTGATGAGCGTAACGGTTTCAGCCTACGTAACACTGGCAAGGATACAGGTGCTGTGTCCATGTTCCAGCGTGAGAGCAAGGTGTCACAGTGGATTGAAAGCAAGCCATTCAAGGAGTTGATTGCAGCATGAAAAAGAAAAGACACATAGTTACTGTAGAGCCACAGTGGTGTGATGGGTGGTTGCGTTATGATACTGATGCTGTTGATGAGGCCGATGCGGTTAATCAGATAGCTGAGTTGATGAAAAGATATGCGACACCCAAAATGCTAGACGTTACCATATGTGATGTTTGGGAAGATGATGACCCTGCCCATGACATCATACAACACACAACAGAGGTCGGGAGTTATAAATGAAGACCGTAGAAGATTTAGTATTGACATACTATTCTTCCAACGATTTCAGTATGTTGAGAGAGAAGTCTAAGAAAGACTATCAATACTTTCTCAACGTGCTGGTCGGTGAGTTTGGCAACGAGTTGTACAACGAAGTGACAAGCAAGCAAGCCAAACACGCATACGAAGAATGGGTGAAGCGTGGCATCACGTTTGCTAATCACGTGTGTACTGTGTCATCCCTTGTGTACAGGTACGCAATGGAGATGGAGTATACTACTGTCAATCCGTTTGCTAACATCAAGCGTAAGTCACCTAAACAACGCAAGGTTGTATGGACAGAGGATGATATACAGAAGTTCCTGTCATTCTGTTATAGTGACTTTGCCTATCGTAACATTGGGCTGATAGTCCACATGGCATACGAGTGGTGTCAACGTTTGGGTGACATGCGATTGCTTACATGGGATGTTGTGGACTTGGACAAGCAGAAGCTGTATCTGGAACAGTCAAAGCGCAGGGCAGAGGTAACACTGCCTATCAGTGATGACCTGACAGAGATGCTGGTGCAACAGAAGGATGACTTCGGCTTTCAACAATACGTTGCCCCTCGTCCACGCCCCTCTGGTGGCGTTTATCATCCATATAGTATAGATAGACTGTCCAAAGCAGGTCGGCAAGTGATGAGACTTGCAGGGCTGTCTGAGGAGATACGGCTGATGGACTTACGTAGAACGGGTACAACTGAAATGGTAGAAGCAGGTGTCGGTATGGCACAAATCATGTCGGTTACAGGACATAGTAACCCACAGTCTGTTAAACCGTACATGAAAAATACTTTTGCCAGTGCAGATTATGCATTGACAGCACGTCACATGCATGATATAAGCACATACAAGTGCCAACAAGGAGAGTGATACATGTATAATAATATATTAAACACTATAAGTGATATAGATATACCTAATGGACATACAAAGAGAATGAATTGTCCAGAGTGTAATGGCTATAAAACATTTACAGTGACTAATAACATGGGTTCTCTCGTATGGAACTGTTACAAGGCATCCTGTAACGTATCGGGTGGCAAGAAGGTACACCTAACTGCTGATGATATACGTAATACAATAAAGGATGCTGAACGATTTGCAGAGGACAAGTTTGAGTTACCACCATACGTGGTGACTAATCACGCAAACGTATACATTGATAGGTTTTGTGCGACTTGGGGCTTGGACATGGAAGGGCATAGCCTGATGTATGATGTGAAGGAAGACAGGATTGTATTTCCTGTTATGCACAAGGGCAAGATGGTTGATGCTACAGGTCGTTCTGTAATGAAACGCTTACCTAAATGGAAGCGATATGGAAATAGTGGCTTGCCTTATACCTTCGGTTGTGGTAAAGTCGCTGTAGTTGTTGAGGACTGTGTGAGTGCAGCCATCGTGGGCAATGATGTATTGTGTGGGGTTGCTGTGTTGGGTACGTCATTATCTTCCAGCCACAGGCAGTATCTTTCACAGTTCTCAACGGCAGTCATAGCACTAGACCCCGATGCACTGCCTAAGACTTTAGCAATGGCGAAGGAACTCAGAGGATATGTGGATGATGTCCGTGTCCTTCGTTTGACAGACGATTTGAAATACCGTAGAGAAGAAGATATCAAACAACTAACCCACATAGGAGATACAGTATGGAATTAGCAATAATTAGAAGCCTTATGGATAAGTCATTCTATGATGACCATCGTGGTAGTAAATGCCCACCACGTTTGTTCAGCAAGGATGCTCGTAAGATTAAAGAGGCTGTTGATACAGCAATGGATAGGTATGAGCGTACCGTCACACCAGATGAGGTAGAGGCGTTGTTTATGTCTAACAATCCAACTCTAACCACAGCGCAGAAGCAAGCATATGCATCGATGTTTGCTACCATTAAGCGTGAAGATGCTATGGGTAGTGATGTAGCACAGGAAGTATTGTCTAAGCTATTTCAACAGGTGGTAGGAGAGGACGTTGCTAATATAGGATTTGATATGGTCAACGGTGATGCCTCTACATTAGAGCGATTACGAAATCTGCTTGAACAATATGGTGATGACTTCATACCTAATATGAATATTGAGTGGGAAGATATTAGCATAGAAAGTATCATGGCAGCAGCAGACTTAGAGGCTAGATGGAAATTCAACATACCCTCTGTTGTGCGTAAGCTAGAAGGTGTGTCTGGTGGACATCTTATCGAAGTAGGGGCAAGACCCAACGTAGGTAAGACATCCTTCCATGCCAGCTTGATAGCTGCACCGGGTGGCTTTGCACATCAAGGTGCGCAATGTATCATTCTATGTAACGAGGAGTCTGGCAAGCGTGTAGCTGAACGCTACCTTAACGCTGCTTCAGGCATGTCACGTTATGAAATACGTGATGAGTTTGCTAAGGCATCTGCTAAATACTATCCTATATCACAGAATATCAGGATAAAGGAATGTCAGGGCAGAGACATGGCATGGGTAGAGTCAGTATGCAAGTCATACAAACCAGACATACTGGTGTTAGACATGGGCGATAAGTTTAGCGCAGGTGGCAACTATGCCAGACCAGATGAGGCACTCAAGGCTTGCGCTATCTATGCCAGACAGATTGCCAAGACATACGACTGTGCTGTGTTTTACATGTCACAGCTTTCTGCAGATGCAGAAGGTCGTGCGCAGTTAAACCAGAGCATGATGGAAGGTAGCCGTACAGGTAAGGCAGCAGAGGCTGACCTTATGTTACTGATAGGAAAGTCACCATCTGTAGAGGGGCAGGAAGAAGAAAGCCCATTACGCCATGTTAACATAGTTAAGAACAAACTGAACGGCTGGCACGGTATGGTAAACTGTGAATTAAACTATTTGACAGCGAGGTATGAAGGATGAAGGTAACAATAGACGTAGAGAACACTGTTACTAAACGTGATGGTAAGATACACATGGACCCGTTTGAGCAGGAGAATACGCTGGTCATGGTGGGTGTATTAACAGATCAAGATGTAGAAAGACACTTCCCGTTTGACCATGCTGACGTACCTAATCAAGATGATTATCATGAGCGTGTGCAATGGTTCTTGGACAATGCAACTGTGCTTATCATGCACAATGCAGCGCATGACTTGCTGTGGTTGTGGGAGTCAGGCTTCAAGTATGATGGCCCTGTGTTTGACACAATGCTTGCTGAGTATGTACTACAGCGTGGTATTAAAGAGCCATTGTCTCTTGAGGCTTGTGCAGAACGCTATGAGTTAGACGCAAAGAAGCAAGACACACTCAAAGAATACTTTGCTAAAGGCTATAGCACACGTGATATACCTTACAATGAATTAACTGAGTATCTGTCTGCTGACCTTCATGCTACGCAGCAACTGGCTGACAAGCTGATGTATAGGTTGAATACACCTGCTGATTCAGGACTGATGACTACTGTACAGCTTACCAACGAGGTGGCTGTTGCTCTGTCTCGCATGTATCAGAACGGTTTTACTATTGACCGCAAGGCATTAGATGATGTACGTACTGAGTACGAACAGGAGCGTGATACATTGAAGCATGATTTACAGGTAATGGTAAAAGAACTGATGGGTGATACGCCTATCAATCTAAATAGTCCAGAGCAACTGTCATGGGTTATATATAGCCGCAAGGTGCTGGACAAAGAATATTGGGGCAATGCTGTTGACCCATATATGGATGAAGCAGACTTCCGTAGCCTAGTGAGTGCTGGCACAGAGCGTCTGTATAAAACTAAAGCGACACAGTGTGGCGTATGCAAAGGCACTGGTCAGATACGAAAGGTAAAGAAAGATGGAACACTTTTTGCACGACACAACCGTTGCACGTCATGTATGGGGAATGGGTATACTCTTTCTCCTTTATCTAATGTGGCGGGGTTGAAATTTAAAGCACCTTCACCTAAATGGATGAGTGCTAATGGGTTTACTACCAGCAAGGATAAGCTACAGTTTCTTGAGGGCAAGGCACGTACTGCCAAGCGTGATACTGCTGTAGAGTTCTTGTCTAAGGTACGTAGACTATCTGCTGTGGAGACATACCTATCATCGTTTGTTGATGGTATTCAGACACACACAAAGGCTGACGGTAAGTTGCATGTCCGTCTGCTACAGCATCGCACCTCTACTGGTAGGTTCTCTGGTGCTGACCCTAACATGCAAAACATGCCACGTGGTGGTACATTCCCT